TCTCTATAGTTAATGGTTGGTTGTTCTTAGGCAGTGACATAGTAGATGCTGATGCTGCATAACTACCTCCGTCAGCAGGATTTAAACCATTAAATGTAATCTCATCATTTAAAGAAGTAAAATTTCCGATTAGATTAAAATTATGATTATTTTGCAAGTCATTCCAAATAGTTCCAGACCCAGGGTAGCTATCTCGCGTTAGATGTATTAATAAAGCTGGAGGTAAGGCTGTTTGCCCACTTATTAGTAATCCACTACCTAAAATACTCATTTTAAATGTTGCTGTAATTTGATATTGGTTTACACCGATTCTGATTTTCTGCCATTCACTGCAAGTAAATTCTTGATAGCTAATTACACCATTATTGGGACTCCATAAAAATGAAATTTCTGATAAAGTTCGCAATTGATTTAATAAATCGTCAACCTGCGATCCAATTAATATAGGCGATGTAATAGACCATTCTTCATTTATTAGATCAACGCCTTTAAAGATAGTTTGTTGATATCCGTCACCCAAAATATTTATTAATAATGGAAGGGATGCTTTTTTAGATGCACTCCATACCGGATTAAGGATTAAAATTGGCTTTGCACTACCATCATTAACGGCGTTTTCGCAATCTTCTATAGTTATGTAAAACCCCGGCGTATCTGATAAAGTGCAACTAAAATTAATGTAATCATAAGGCATATCAAGAACCTATGAGCTTATATAATATGCAATTGAATAACCGCAAGAATTGTTGGTGCTTAAATTTAAAATTAGTGGGGTATTTGTTGCTAATTTTAGTTCTCTTCTTTCAGGAAAAGTCCAAGCCAATCCATCGCCCTGGCTCTGAGTTAAACATCTTAATCGGATATTTGAATCTTTCAGAAGAATAGTAGTTGCCGCTAAGGATTCATTTTGAAGCAAGAGGTGAGTGATGTAAATTGATAGTCCTGCCCCCGGAGCAGAAACTATAGTGGTATCCTCGCTACTGCTCACAGTTCCAGTGACGGTGATAATCGTAGGACGGGTAAAAGTTAAAGTTAAAAATGTCAAGCCTTGCAAAGCCCTTTTGACTAGTGCAATCAAACTAAAATTGCCAGTGTCAGTGGTGGCCACGCTATCGTTTTTTACTCCTAAATCAACTGAAGACTCAAGGGCAAAAAACGCCACATCGGGGCTAGATGTTGTTCCCGCCGAAGCATCGGTTAAGGATCTTTGATAAAGGTTCCCATCTCCACCTACATAGGGTCTAGAGGTCGGCATAGTTAAAATTCCATTGCAAAAACAGAAGTGTATCGAGAAGTAAAAACCGCATTCCAATTGTATTTAGTTAATTGTATGGGGTTGGAGTTAACCCAGCGTGACGACCTTCCATTAATATCAACTGCGGAAACCCTAACGTAATATTTCCCTTCTGCTAGATTTTGAAATTCTGATGATCGAGTTGACTCCGACCGGGTATTTCCCCAAGATCCTTCCTCGCCTCTACGAAGTTCAACCGTGTAACCAATAGTATATGTATCTCTCGCCCCATTCAAAAGCGGGAAATTCCAAATAACTGTTAATTGGAATAATCCAGTAATTCCAATCTCTCGATAACTGAGAACGATATCTCTAGGGACGCTGGTGACTGCGGGAGGATTGCGCCGTGCAGGTAAAGGTACTAAATTCCATCCATTTTCAATTTGAGAATATTTGCTGGGATTGTATTCCACTGCTGTAATTTCATGGAACATTTCCAAGCTACCAGATACCGGAACACGGTTTAAAACCCGAAATAATTGCGGTTGTACCGTAGTTGATGCCAAAATCCAGTTTGATTCCGGTGGTGGTGCTGATGATAAACCGGATGATAAAGTCAATGTTGTAGTCTGTCCAGGCGAATTAGTAACACCTCTTTCCGCGACTGTACCATCTGCCAGTATTACCGTAACGGCGTAAGTCTGTTCAGCAACAATTATTACGGGACTATCAAGGGTAATTGATGTAGTAGTGGATGCTGCTATTAATCCTCCATACCGAATATCAGCCCGCTTGGAGTCCATGATTCTAATAATATCGCCTGGATTACAGTAAGCACCATACGCACGGCAGCGAAAAGTTACGGTTTCTTGCTCTAGTTTGTTAGTGAGTAGTGCAGCAAATCCAGCCCGTCGCGCCTGTCCTCTTGAAGTACAGGCAAAAGCACTCATTTCTATTTCCCGAACGCCATATTTAGAAATGCCATCAGAATCTTCTACGGTTTCCACTGAACGACGGTAGAAATCGTCAGAATTTGCATAATTCACTAAAGCTATAGTGTGCCTGGTTTTTAATCCCGTCCTGCTATAAGAAAACATTCCATCATCTACGTCGGACTGGGTGAATTGTGCCACCGGATCTCCAGGTTTGTCGGCTGCAAAGGCGATCGCTCCATTCATCCAGTATGAAAAACCGCGAAAAATTGATAAAAACTGTTGAATGACCTTATACGCCTCTTCTTTGCCTTCCAACAATACGTGACATTGGAAACGATGCTCAAGCCCACCAGTCCCATTAGGAACGTACTGATTACAGTATTGACTGATTTCATATAATGCCCATCTGTCAATCCCGGACTCATTAAGGTATTTACCCAGTCCATAGCGGGTATTGGTGATTAGGTCATAAAGTATCCATGCCGGATCTGCCACTGCTACTGATGGGGTGTAAAAAGTCCCGTCCCATGTTCCGTTGAAGATTAAGCCCCTTGTCTGTGTCGGTGTGGCGTTTGATGGTATCCGGATCTTCCTCCCGGCCAACTTTAGCGATATTTGTGGAATATCTTGAAACTGTGCCGCATCAAACCTAAACCCAAATAATGCAGAATTAGGATATTTTAATTTAGCTTCTGTAACTTCGGTAAAACTTCGCCATGTTAGCAGCCGTTGATATCTTGTAGAGTCGGCATCTTGGGGCGTGGTGCGTTCCACTCTGACGCTAAAGCTTGTTACCGTGCCACCAAGATTATTGACTGGGAAAGCATACTCAAATTCTGTCATAGACGCGAAACGTCCGCCTAAGCTTCCTTGAAAGGCCAAGTAGAAAGCCCCGCTTCCCTGCTTTAGATAAATATTAAATCCCACAGCTAAACCTAAAACGCCACCATCAGGAGGAAACTCCTGAAGGACTACGCCCAGGCGGACTCTAATAATATCTAAATTCCCATTGACGATAGACCTAGTAACAGGAAAATTGTGCCGAACCTCAGCAGCCACATCGGTTTCTGACGCAACTTCATCCCCAAAACCTGGCATCCTGCTTTGTGCTTGTGTTCCGGATCGCCAGTCCCAGCTAAAACTCTGGAAGTTGACCGAACCGTCGCTATTTTGTACAGGCGTTTGGTCAAAATAGACGGATTGCAGTCCGTTAACCAGCCCCTCTATTTCGCCCTCTGATACAATACCGAGCATTGTACCGTTGGCTAAAGAGCGCCCTGATATACCAGCTTCCTGTGGTCTAACTGGGGCTGGAACAACCACAACCTGATTTCGGTTTCCGCCTCCGCCTCCACTACCACCAAATCCTTTAGATTGTTTTTTCGGCATAATAATTACAATATGAGTGACTATTTCCCCTACTCAGATGCTAGTTCGGTTGGTAAAACGACGTAATTTAGCAGAGATAATATACATCCCCACCAATGCCACGCCGTAAATAATTGGCACGCGACCTCCTTCTTTAACAGTTGTTGACGTGCCGCCAAATACTAATGATGAAGGTTTGGACTGTTCTTCTTTTACATCAGGCGATTCTTGTCTGCTAAATATGGAAGAAGTGCCACTTAACAACAGCAAAGCACCTCCGGTTAATGCCAGTGTGGTGGCACTAATTCCCAAAAACCCCACACCTGCTAAACCTAATCCGAGGAGAGCTACACCTGCAATAATCCTTCCAACTGTCCCCGCGCCAGCAATCACAGGCGTGATACGGATTGATCGGACTTTCTTGGTGATTGGGCATTTCAGATGCTCCTCCCCAATCTCCTGATAACCTACCTGGATTTGATAAGAAACGCCACGATTGGCAGCTTCAAATAGGTAACTAGGAAAGTTTTTGAAGTTGGCGCGGAGCGCCGCAATAGCCTCGGCAACACTAGATACATCAACGGTAATTTGTGTGGTGAAGTAGTCCGCAAGCTCACCTTGTAAATGGATTATAAGCATAAAAAAAATATGGCAATTTATCCAATAATTCCCTTAACTCCTACATGGTCAAACGCTGAATCAGAAACCGCAAACATTGTCAGAACTAGATATCATGATAATGGAGTCGAACTCCGTGCCGCCAAGGGCATTAATACTATTACGTCAAGCTTTGATGTCAACGTAAATATTGTTAATTTTGCAGAAGTTGACGCATTTCTTAGAACGCGGCGCGGCTTGCCATTTAGGCTCTCGCTTGATGGCGGCGCGACAACTGACGGAAAACTGTACATCTGCAAAGAGTGGACTATTCAACAAGAAGGCGTAACGGCGGCTAATTTTAGTGGGAAGTTTGAACAGGTGCGGAGGTTTTTGTAGTGAGTGAAAATATTTTAAAGATACGGACACTTTGCCATTGACAAGGACAAAATATAATGATTTAATATAAATGTGAGGCAATGGAAGGAAGCCCAAGCCACACAAAAAAGAGTATCTCACAGGAGTATTGTACCATGTTTGATTTTGATTTAGATTTGCCAGAAATTAATGATAATGATTCTGATTTAGATGATTGTGTTCATAGATGCCAAACTCCTTCCGGGGAGGGTCTATTTGTCGAGGCAGAAACAGAAGATCATCTAAATGCTGGCTTCTCAAGTGCCGTTCCTCTTCCAGGGGAAGAAATGACTTGGATGGGTAATGGAAAAATCGCACCTGCTCAAGATTGGGTCTAAAGTGTGATTATGTCCTTAAAATCTCTCCAAGATAAAATAATTGTTTGCAGTTCTCTAGATTGCGTTGTAATTAATAAATGACTAGAAAACAGGAGAGTATAACCCTCTCGCTTTCGTTAGAACACAAAGCCGAACTCGAAAAACTCTCCCTAGAATTTAGCTGTACATGGGGCAATAATCCCAATGTTTCCGGGCTGATGAAAGCAATAGCAGAAGGCGATATTCTGCTTTCAAAAACTGACAAACCCGCAAAGCGAAAGCGGGCATTAATCAAGGATGCGATCGCCAGTATCCAAGACGCACTCACAATTTTACTGGAATTGATTTAATCTCCGCCCCGTAACAGGGGCTTTTTTATTGGCAATTATAAAAATAAAATGCCAATTATCAGTAATCTCCTATCCTTAAACCCCGACTCACCCATTGAGTTATTCGAGATATCCAATTACAAACTAACCAGCCCCGCAGAAACTATCTATATTTGCAACTATGCTGGGGTATCGTTTGAGGGACAAGAATATTCTGCTATCGGCTGTGAATCCGAAGGATTTGATTTAATTGGCCGGGGACCTATTCCCACGCCACAGCTAACAGTCTCAAATATTGGGCGCACCATTTCCCCTTGGTTGGCTCAATGCAAAACTGACCCTGATTATCGGTTAGAGGGAACAACGGTAAAACGGCGCATTACTCAAAGACAATTTTTAGATGGTGGCGAAAATTCAGGAGCGGCAATCAAAGAACTGCCACAACAGATATTTGTGATTGAGCAGATGGTTGAAGAAACCTATATTGCTGTCAAGTTCCGGCTTGGATCGCCCTTTGATGTGGAAGGTGTGACTCTCCCAGCCCGCCCTCTACTGCGGTCCTGTTCATGGCGTTATCGTTCTTCGGAATGCGGGTATTTGGGTGGTGGCTATACCCTAAATAATGTACCCACAACCAACTCGGCATTAGACCAGTGCGCCAAATCACTGACAGCCTGTGAGGTGCGGTTTGGCATTTATGTGGATTTGCCGTTTGGAGGTGCGCCGGGTTTAAATACTTACTCTTAATTTTTCTCTGTTCCTTATTCGCATGAAGTCCCCTTGGCAGAAATCGTGCTAATGTTAAATAACCCTACTACAGTTTAACAATAGTTTAACAATTATGCCACGATACAGTGAAGACCGAACTCGGATTCAATGCCGAATGAAAACAGGAAAAAAAGCAGAGCTAGACCAGCGTTTGATAGACGCTGGTTTCTGCTATAAGAGTAAAGATTCTATCTATCCAATGTATGCGGAATTTCTGGAAGCATTGATAGATGGAGATTCTAGAGCTTTTAAAATTATTTTTGAAAAAGCTCTTGACAAACTAGAATAACTCTAGTAGAGTTATAAATGTAAGAGCATAGAGAGCAAAAACAAATGACTACTAAGTTTGACAACGCATGGACAGCCTGTGGTAGTGATGCCGTCACTCATCTTTGGCTACAAGAAAATTTCCCAAAAGAGTTAGAAGCAGCGATCGCTGCGGCTGAAGGCAATGCAAAGAGAAAGACAGATAGAGAATATAACTGGAGTGGAAATATCCACACCACGTCCTACGAAGAGATAACAATTACTGTGCAAGAGAAAACTCTATGTCTTCACAAAAATCTTGAGTTCGGAAACGCCGGATATTGGCGATCGCACGATAGAAGCAATAAGTAGTTTTCAATCTCGCTCCTATCCTGGAGCGCGATCGCCCA